TGTCCCGTCCAATTCAAAAAATATTCCGTTTTGTGATCCGAAATAACCCACTCTTTGACGAAGTCCAGTTTTTGCAGAATTCATCACAAATGTGTTTAGAATCAAAAGTGATTTACCAGGCTGATAAGCAAAAACTCTTTTTGATTCTCTGTAAACGTAATTTCCGCTAGTAGTATTGACGTTCATCGAAATCATGCTGGTGTTTGCATTGAAACTTGTGCTTGAACCAGTGGCGCTGTTGGCTGTGTGAAATTTGTCATTCACGATGTAACGATTGAAACTGTCAAATAGAGTGACTGGATTTGAAACGCGCAAACGCCCGAATGCGTCCTTTCTCTGATAGATAAAATCAACTTCTCTATTGTATAAATGTGACATTATATGACTCTCCAGCCGTCGCGGTAAATAAACTTCAATCCGCCGTTGTTAATATTTAAACGAACATAACTCTTATTATCTATTTTATCTGGCGCTGTTGGATAAATGTCGATATAGCGATAAGGATATCCCGCTGTCCCAGATTCATCCTTGACGTAAAATTCTCTTCCAGTGTATATATCAGAAGATGGTGGCAATGTAACAACTACGTTTGATGCAACGTTGACGCCAATATAATAATCATCGTTTGTTATCTGGTAAGTATTTGAAGTTAGATAAACTGTATTTGCTACAATTTCATTTGGATTGATATAATCTAATTGAAAGTAACCATTACGCCACGTTACAAATTGTTTTGGGTCTTGTATTGTCGATCTTGCAAAATCGTCAGCATCATAAATGCGAACAATACCAGTACCACCGCCACCCCAAGAAAGAGTGGAAATCTTCTGCATCATCTCAGCAAGAGTTTTACGAATGCCTTCGATCTCTTTGTCTCTATAGAAGTTATTGGCAGTATTTGCTTTTGGACCAAGAACATTAACGACTTGCTGCACCAATTCTTCTTTTGGAGGTTGTAAATTAGTTTCGGCTGGTTTAGCTGGCTGCGGCGGAAGTTCGTCAAGTGGAGCGATCTCTGTTAAAACTTGAGGTTCTTCAAAAATAGGTTTGCGATTTAAAAAAGTTGTCCCTTCTTCGTAGGCAACTATCTTCTTTTCTTCTTTAAATAATAATTTTGTGAGTTCTTCTTCGCGACGAATGGACTCGACGAGCGCAGGGTCAACTGGCTGACCGAATGCTCTTGCCATTTTCACTAGGAGTTTTTTCTCCTCCAATGTTTTCATAATATCACACTACGAAGCCAGGTTTATAGACTGTTTTTCCGTTGACTGTCACTGCTGTCAAAATTTGTTTGCGATTCTTTCCTTCAGAATAGGAAGCATGCACCCATCCGCTATTTGGTCCTTCTTTCGGATCATAGAACTCTAGGATGATTTGATCAAAGTCACAATTTTCGCTGACCCACTTTGCAAGGTCTGGATTTGGGAGTCCGTCGATTTCGAAGTCCACTGCCTCCCCATTACAATGTTGAGACTTACTAGAACCACCAACAGCAGCATTAAGGGCAGCACCACGGTAGCCACTATTAATACGGACAGGCTTATTATAATGCGCGCGAACAGGTTCAAGTATTTTTTCGCAGACTTTTTTAAGATTTGCAGCATGGGCAGGTCCAGGAGTGTTATCTATGCGCTTACGAATTGCAGTTTCGGACTTCGTAAACTCATTCAATTTGAAATGTGTAGATAACTGCATATCTGGCGTTACGGTGAGTGCCTCGGCGACTGGTCTTGCAACGACGTTCGCTACTGGCGCTGGTGTTGCTGATGTTGCCCAGCCAATGTATTTCTTCGTCTTATCCGAGCGATCTTGTAAGCCGTGTGTGCCACCATTAATTTTCTTAGTAAGGGATAAAATCGCAGCATCGGTTACTCCTTGATCGCAGATTGCCCAAAGTTTATTGCGCTCGAAGAAAAACATTGCTGACTCGAAAGCCAATTCAGTTGCAACGATGTCTGGATTGCTCATGACGTCTGGACGCTTGCAATAATCAGCGAAGGCTTTATAGTTATCCTTGCCAGTTAGTTGAAGCGCACCACGACCACGATATCTCCAACCATCGCCACTCGCTTCAGGACCGTTGCCCATGCGCGATGCATAAACTCGATTAGCAATTTTTTCTGGTTTGCGTTCATATTGTGCTGCGATTGCATCTGTTGGAAAATATTTTCCAAAAATTCCACGAAGACCCTTTGCCGAATAATTCAGATTCTCAGCGAATGCTTTGAATCCGCCAGTCTCATGAGCCGTTTGAGCAAAGAAATGTGCAGCGCGAACAGGCGATAGTTTGTAAAAATCCATCGCTGCTTTGAAAGTTCCTGGACCCCAAGAACCGTCGGCTGTAATTCCAATTTTCTTTTGTAGTGCTGCTAGACTCATGATTCAACCTCAGGCGATATGATCATCGACCTCATCAACAACGTCTTTCATTGGCTCTGGAGCAAGAACTTCTGGTTCTTCCTTCTTTGGCTCTTCCTTTTTATCTTCTGACTTGCCAAGCATAATGCCTGATAGAATACCAGTTAGGAACGTAGCAATTGGTGTGATGAGTTCAAAGAACTTGGCATCATTTGGAGACTGAGTCATTGGCTGTGTCACAAAGATAAGTGAGTACAGAACAACAAAAACAATTCCAGTGAGCGTGAATGCGAGTGATAGACCGACAGTAAACTTCAATCGAGCCATCAATTCAGTTTCAGTATAACGTGGACCCTTAAACATAATCATTCTCCTTTCTGTTCGCAATTACAATCTGCAGCAGGTGCTGCTGGTGTTTCTTCAACTTGTTCAACCTGTGTTTCTGATTGCTCTGGTGGCAATCCATTCAATGTATCGTAGCAATATCCATCAGCCTCGCAAGCAGGACGATTGCATTCTTCTTTGTCCTTATTTTCTGGATCCTGACAAGGATATCTATAACCACCTTCACAACCTACCAATAACAAAGCAGCAAGAATTAGTGATACTGCTTTCATTGTTTACCTCTTTCCGTGTTTTAAGTAATACATCGCTCCAGTTATTTCATCTTGGACAATTATTGGAGAATTTGGATTTTGTCGAGCATACTCTTTGATCTCCTGTCCAACTTCATCCCTACCAACATAACTGGAGTAATGCTTTCTGTGTTTCTTTCCGTGCAATGCCTTGTTAAAGGCTTCAGAATTCACTTTGAATACTGGCTTTCCACCAAAAACATCATGAGGCTTTCTACGCAATATTTTCTTTGCGAGGATTGTGTCATATCCCGCAATCGGTTGTCCTTGAGCAGAACCCAATCCTTGCATTCCAGCGCCAACTGAATTTGCTGGCGCTTCTTCGCTCAGAAATTCTTTGAATGTTTTCATTACTTTTTCTTTTTATTTCCAGAACGATATCCTGGGAGTTTAGTTGTTGCAGCAAGACCTTTCATTGGTCCACTTATACCTTTAACAGCATGCGTCAAAACATTTACTGTTTTTCCAGTTTCTTTGTGTACGCCTTTAATAGTAACAGATATTCCGCTACCTTGTTTATCCATTTTTAATTCTGAAAATTGAGACAAATGAGTATCAATATCTTTTGATGGCTCATCGATATGATGCGTCACACTTGATCCTGCCTCATTGTGAGAAGTGCGAGCATGCATTCTATAAACTGGACTTTTAGTTTTTGCTGCTACGACTCCACGAACATAGTCTTTCAATTCATCAGAAGATTTTTGAGAAAGTGCTTTGTGCATATCTTTAGCCATTGCTCGAGTTGTTTGAAGTTTACTTTCATTTGCTGCTTTACCGCGAGTTGATGTTTTCTCTTTTTTCCATTGCTCGTGATTCTTTTCTCCACTACCAGTATAGCCTAAAGCAGAAAGTTTCTTTTTATGGCTTGCAAATCTACTTAATAAAGTCTTGGCTCCAGTCATGGACTGGAGGCTTTCTAAACCTGGATTGCGAATATTTGGCTCTTTTTGAGAACCATATTTTAATCCAACGCCAACATGTTTTGTAGCACCAGTTTTTGGATGCTTAAATCTATACATAACGTCTGAATCGTTATTTGGATCGTCTTTACCTGTAAATTTGGCAACGTCTTTAGCGCCATTGCTAGTCCAAGCAACATGAGTAATATGCTTAGGATTGTGACCTTGTTCGGTTAAATGCGCAGTCATATGTTCAGCAGAAGACTTAGCATGAGAATCAATTGTTTTATATTCTGCTGGTGTAATTCTTGCTTTAATAGCGTTATGAGTTTCTTCTGGAGACTTACCAGAGATCTCATCACGATAATGAGTTGGAAATGTTTTCTCTGGGTGCATATGTCTGGCATGCAAGAGTTCAAATAATTTACCCTTGTCGTCATTGGATACTGCTTCTACAAGAATATTCGAGTAGGCTTCTTCAATATATTGCTTAAACTTAAACATTTAAAAACTCCAAGAGTTTGACTTTTAATTGACTTTATGATACAATAACTATGTCTGGCATAATGAATGATTCTAAAGTTTTCTCAATATATCTACAAGTTTATTATCTAAACTAATATCACTTGAGATAATGTTCTGCCCTCTAATACCCTTTACAATATTTGGCATAGCAGAAGTGTAGACTAGAAAGGTTTTCAATGCGCTATAGTCTTTAGGATCTATGCGAAAGAATAACATTCTTGTACTTGCTTCAATACCAAATACATTCTGTGTCACAACCAAATGGTTTAATAACAATCGTTCTTTTATGTCACCAGTCACTCTATATCTATAGAGTAGCCTTTTTATATATCGAATTCTTTTATAATCTTCATCGAATTCGCTTTCTACGCAGTTAGGTTTATCATAACACTTCACTGCATACATTGCTATATTTTGTTCAGTCAAATTTTCAAACATAAATTAGACGTATTCGTTACTATTTCCGCTATCGTCGTCTCTTCTTGCTGGTAGATATCTTGGCTTCATTGGTGCTTCATCTTCATCACCCAATAAATCCTCTGTGCTCATGTTCTTTAGATCAGCCAATTCATCCTGACTGACAACCTGAGCATAACCATCAACATATCCACTATCATTAGTATTGTACACGATATAGATGTAGAAACCAGGGTTTTGAGGAAGAGCATAGGTTATCTCAGCATCTAGATTTAGGAATTGATCCGTCATCGTTGCTGGAAGCAATACCCCATAACGCTCAAATGTGCCTCTGAGTTGCGCTAAGAATATTGGTGCATTCTGATATGGTTTATCAGTTAATACTTCTAATTCAGAATTCAGAGTATCAACGTTCTGATCGCTCAACTTGAATGGAACGTCAATAGACTCTTCTTTTAAAAAATCTAAAAATGTTTTCATTTTATGTTTGCATCCATTTCAGGTTTGGTGTTAATTTTAGTTGCAGGCTTGTTAGGGTTTAGTTGTTTATTGCCACGAGCATTTTTTGCTGCTTCTACCACTCGATTGACTGCTTTTGTTATTTTAGTATTAACGGTTTCTTCGCCCATACGTTTCATTTCGCGTTCCATTGCACGTTGTATAGCGCGTTGCGCAGCAAGAGTTCCAGCCTGTGCTGGCTTTTCGACTTTTGAAAGTTTGTCAGATTCAGCCTGAGCCTTACGAACTGCAGGTGACATCTTGTATCCTGCTTCGCGTTCGGCTTCAGTTACCTGCTCGACTTCTTCTTTTTGATATTTGTGAAGATTGGCTGCCCACTTTTGCCCAGTTTTAGATTTCAAAAAATTATGCAGTTGATTATGGGGATTATCACCATAATTTCTAATATTAGGCAAATCTTTTCCGTGCAGTTTTCCGTTCGTTCCACCAAAATAGGTGTCATGCGTTAAAGTTCCAACACGTTTATCATTATGATGCACATCGTAATGGTGCATCTTTGCCTCTGAATCAAATTCCATTGGCATTTTGCGGCTCTTTGTTTTTGTGACTTCGTATTTGTTACTTGCTGCATCAATCTGCTCGGCTTCTTCTTTGATCACCTTAGACTTGACAACTGAGGCTTCTTTGATCATAAAGCCAAGAGCGCGTTGCTGATTTGCAGCACGATTCAAGGCTTCTTGTTCGCTTTTAGCCTCTACTAGACGAGTAACTGTATCAACACGACGACGTAATGAAACGTGCTCATGAGCAGGGTTTGTATATTTGATTTGTACTTGATACTTCATTTTATTAACCTTCTATTGCTTTTTTAGCGGCAGATCTGATACGGGCTTTAATCACGTCGCCATAAGTAATTTTGTTAGGGTTGCCATGATATTTAGCGAGAGATTTTTCGCTAGGTGTCACAGCAATTTTACCTTCTTCTGAGATTTCAGACTCTTCATTCATCTCGCCTTGCATATAATTTGCAGTAGTCGAGATGTAATCTTCGGCTAGAGTAATCTTGCTCTGCACCCATTCTGGAAGGTTGGTATTATCTTCTAGCATATCATGCATGCGCTTGGCGTTATGCATAATGCTGCGAAGTTGAGACTTTGCCATATCACCTTCGTAGTCATACTCGCCTGCATCTGCAGCGTCTTTTGGTTCTTCGTTCATTATATCTTCCCTGGCTAAAACTTCGCGACCAGAGCGCAATGGTGAATGTCCTCTGTCGAATGGCACCTTGCCTTTGATTGCTGCTTCGACGCCCTTAGCACGAACCCAATTGTCTTTTTTCTTTTTATTTTCTAAATTACGTTCATCAACCTGCTCGGCTTCTTCTTTTTTGAGTCCAGCCTTCATTGCTCTTCTAGCAAGATTACGGACATAGCGATGACCCGCTGGTTGTTTTCCTGGTGGCATAGTTGGCTTCTCCTTGACTGGACCACCGAGCGCTGCCTCGGCTTCCTGTTTAGTAACTTCATCAATCTGCTCGACTTCTTCAAAATAAGCCTTCATGTGCGCTTCGGTGTCTTTCTTGGTTTGATTTGGACCAAGACCGCCAAGTTTTGTCATGCGGCGAATATATTTTTTTGTAGCAGCAGCCGCGCGACGATTTTTATTGCGATTTAAGAAGTTTTTTACATCAGATGATTTTGGGCGAGCGGCTGCTTCATAATCGAAGCGCATGTTGGCTTCGTCAATCTGCTCGACTTCTTCTTTCTTCAACTCTTTCGCACGACGTTCTGATGCTGGCATTTCTTGATCTTGTTTTCTTTGCAACTCTGCAGCACGAACATCGGATGCTGGAACTTGACCCGTTGCACCAATGTCCTGTAGACGCTGAGCCAATGCTGGACGTTCAGCGGCAAGTTGAGCAACTGACTTTGTTGTATCAGTGTGTGCTTTTGCTCCCATTGAAGCCAATGACATTGCACCAACTGCGAGTGCCTTTGCAATTTTGCCTTCTTCGAGTTCTACTTCTTCTTTTTTAAGTTTTGCTGTCGCGAGTTTTATACCCGATGCTCTGTTTTTTATCTTTTGCGGGTTTACTGTTTGATATTCTTTACCTCTCAAATCTTTTGCCATAGACTCAATTTCATTCTGAGCCTTTGACTTGTATGATTGCAGAGTTTTCTTTTTTAATTCATCAATCTGTTCGACTTCTTCTTTTACTTTTTTATATTGTTTTTGCAATATTTTCAATGCACCTGATTTAACTTTATCGCGTTTAACTGGATTCGCTTTTTTTCCTAATGCTAATCCTTCAGCACCACGACTTGAAGATGGTTGAGATTTATCCATTTCATCGAGTTCGACTTCTTCATCCATCGATGATCTGGTCACCTTGGAATGTAGGCTGTCATGGACATCGCGCAAGTCATCGTGTTGACGCTGTAGAGTTGGAACATCAAAACTTTTTGCTTTTTTGGCAACCGACTTCTCAGCAGCAGCCTTGATTGCTGCCATTCTCATTTGTGCAGGAGTGAGTTGAACTGGCTCAGTTCCGCGTTGTTTGTTCAATGCAGCAACTTCATCTGGCGACCAAACTCTGCCCTTGTCGGCTTTCTGAGAAACTCCAGCACCACCATGTTCTCCGCCAACGGCAAGACCCTTCGTAGCACCATAGGCAGTTGCGCTTGCTGCTGCAAGTTGCTTTGCTCTTACAGTTGGCTTGACTTCTTTGGATGCTTGCTTGACGCTTTCTCCAGCCCCATGACCGCTTGACTTGAGCCATGATTGAAATGCTGGATTCTTAGCATGAACTTTCTTTAGTCTGTCTTGCATTACTTTTGAACCAGAAGTAAATGCTTTATCCCATGCTTTTGTTGGATCTGCCATGTTAATACTCGCTAATCTGTAGTTTTAAATCCGTTGTTCCGCGCTTTATTCTATGGAAGGTATATGACGGAATCACATACTCTTTCCCAACTATCAAAGGCTCTGGAAGGTCATCTTCGAACTGAATTTCCCAGCCTTCTCCTTCCAAAACAGTCACAATTCTATTATTTTTATCGCGATGCCATACTAATTCTTCGTTCAAAACGTCCTTCGAGAATGTTCTGAAGAACGTTTTATTATTTAGTTTTTCGTCGGTATATGCTGACACCATTACCACCAAGTCTTCCCAGAGTTGCTAAAGAATCTTGGCCATCTGCAAGCCCAGTACGAAGCCGAGGTCTTATCCTTGTTGGTCAAGCAGCGATGACGAGCGACGAAAGAACGAACTCTGGCTGGATCATTAAATTTCTTAGCCATTCCAGATTGACTGAAGCGAACCTTCTTTACGCCACCATCGCCTGTACGGACATAAACCGCACCGCCGCCGCCTTCGCGCCATGGCTTGCCGATACCTTTACCATCTGTTGGGTCGGATTCTTCTTTCATAGGAACCGAATACTCTCTATACGGATCAAACTCATCATCGTCAGATCTGTGTTCTTTACCGCCCATTCGATTTACAATTCTATTGTAGAGTTTAGATCTCGATGGCTCATCGCTGCTGCCAGCAAATACCATTGTTTTTAAACCGTGTTTTTTCGCGTGTTTTTGTGCAATAGACTTAACTGTTGAGATGATTGAAGAAGCCTTTCCACCACCTTCGCCAGTAATTTCATGTTCCCCTGCTTCAAAATATTTTCTGTCTCCATGTTTACCTACTGGGACAAAATCTGCAGGTTTTTTTCCGTGATACCCGAACGATAAACTGCCCTTTTTACCTTGAAAGCGATTAATTGAGACAGAATAAGTATGTTGTAGATTTCCTTTTCCTGGGATTCGGAATGTGTACAGGTGTTCAGGTCCATTTTCGCTTTTAGGGTCTTCTGGGCGTAAAGTCCCGTGATATGTGTGTGGATAAACTGTGTTGAACACCTCATCAATTTGTTCCATATCTTCTTCGAATGGATAGTCAAGAATCACTTCCCGACCTTCGTAGATTGCCGTTTCACCGATGTCTGAATTGAGCATATCGGCTTCCCATTCATCAGCAGGAGTATATTGTCCTTCTGCATATAGACGCTTGGCTTCGTTTATCATCTCAAAGAACATATCTGATCCTGGACGGAAGACGTTTTCAGTGAACGAAATCTTATTCTCGAGATGGTACTCAACGGCTTCTCTAAGTTTTTCTTCTCTCGTAAAAACAGAAGTGATTGGCAATCCATCCACTGTCATGTTTAATCTGTCTGGAGAAGGTGGCTTAGATTTTGTTTTTTTTGGTTTTAGCGTCGGAGTGACATCTACTCCATCAACAGTTTCTTTTCTTAAACTTCTAAAATCTTTTTTGGCATAAGCAGCAGTTTCATTACACTGACAATCGCCGCCGCATCCGCAATCTGTTTCTAATGGAGTTTCAATTTCTTGCTCTTGACCAGGAGTCATAGCAATAGCATGTTTTTTATACTCATCAGTTCCTACTAATTGCATTTCAGAAATATTGTTTTCTCTTGCTGCCAATACTTTTGTTCTATTACCCTTTCTAGGTAGTCTGCGAAGTTTTTTTGGTAGTTCTTCTTGAAGTTCTTCTTCCTCTTTTACTGGAACGCAATTAGGAACTTTTTTCCCATTCTTAGTTTTCATGCCGATTGCGGTATAACCCTTCCAGCATGCATTTTTTAGATCGCCAGTAGCCTTTTTAATTTCAGTTAGCGATTTTGGTCTAGGTTCATCTTTTTTTTCAATTTCTTTCATTTCTAAACCTAGAGAGATAACTCTTTCTAGGAGTTTCTGAATTTCGCTAGCAAAGAAAACTTTCTCCATTTCTGAAGATTCGTTTAGATTGATTGAGTTATTGAATACATGTGCCTCAACAAACGCAGCAAGTTTTTCTGTCTTTAGGAATTTATCAATACGCTTGTTTTCTTGAATAGGATTCTCGCGTTGTTCATTGCGTAGACGTGAGACTTTATTGGTAACAGAAACGTAAACGAAATCGTAGGTGTATCCGTGCTCATGCAACATGTCTTGAATCTTAGCAATTCGCGATTCATCTAATGCGCCATTAATGACGAGATTAGTTTTGCTCTCATACAATTCATTTGCTGATTGATTTAGAATTTGATCAGCCTGTACCTCTGTGAGATCAAAGCGTGAAAAGATGTTATTCAAAACATAGTCTTTTCCGCTACCAGGTGCACCAAGTAAGAAGATTCCAATAGGATTGATTGATTCCATTTGCATTCCCGCTTTTACTGTGTCGTGTATTTGTTTGCCAAGTTTTTTATCACTGTAGTGTGAGACGAACTCATCTTTCTTTCCAGCAGCAACTAGACCGCGAAGTTTAGATGCTGACATTCCTTCTGCGCCTTCGGCATCTGGATCGCGATGTCCTGCTGACTTAACTTCCACTTTTTTAATTCCAGGAAATTCTTTTTTACGATATTTCGTTAGCAATCCCTGAAACTCAGCAACGCGATCAGAACCAACAATCATTGTCACATGAGTATGACCTTTTGATTCTAGGTGTTTCATCGCATCAATTGCTGTTCTAACTTTTTCGTGAGAAATAACATTTGCCTCAGGAAACAATTTGCGCATAGCGCCCACTTTTTCCTCATGCGACATTGGATTTTTCTTAGGATCTTGCGTACGAGTAGGAAAAATATAATGAGTTCCACCAGTTGATTCGGCGTGATCCTGAACTGCCTTTACCAGTTTACCATGACCCTGTTCGGTAGGAGGATTGAACCTGCCAAAGGTAAATGTTGCTTTACTCATATTTTTGCTCTTAATAGTGCGCTTCTTGCACGATTTGCTTTACTAAATTCTAAGCGATTTACAAGTTTAATTCCCTTAGAAACAAACCCTTCGCCGCCTGATTCTTTTCCTGCGATTTCAGTTTTGACACCGCCATGCGCAGTTTTATTTAGAGCATCTGCAAGAGCGTTAGTTGCTTGCTGAACGTGGTGATGAATTTCAAATGAGCGATTGAAGGCTTCTTTGTTATTATCAATGTGAGCCATGTGAGCATCGCGCTGCGCTGCTTTTTGATTCTTAGCCTTCTCAGTTTTTACTTTGTCGATTTCTTTTTGTAATCTTCCGCCGAGGTGTTTCTTATAACCTTCGACGCTTGGCTTTTCGCCAGTATCAAGAGTTGAGTTTATATAAGTTCTTAAGTGTGTTTCATGACCTGCTAAATGACCATAGTCATGGTTTTTCATTAGAGACTGAGCAGCAGAAATATGTTCTAGGACTTTCTTTTTTGCTGCAGCAGGAATTTTTTGTTGTTCTTTTGAAACTGAGTGATCAACCAAATGCACATCTGGGTGAGAACGGAATTCTGACTGATCAATAACAGGCGTCGCCTTACGCTTTGGTCCTTTGAGTTCAGTATGAAGTGCTATACTGACTCTAGATTTAGCAAGTTTTTTGCCTTCTGAAGAATCTTTAGGGACTGAATATGAGACTGTATTAGGTGTGTGTCCAATACGACCACCCTTTTCTTCACGAGTTTCAGGTGTGGACATAAACCCACCCTGCCATTCTCCAGATCTATTAGGAAGAATTTTATGAGCGTGTGCAAGAATAGTCTTTAATGGACTTGCTAGATAAGGCTTGTGTCCATGCTGACGTTCAATGTCATCATTAGAATAATTATAACTTGAACCAGCGCCTTTATACTTTACTCCGACTTTGCCTGTGTCATCTCTTTTGATTTGAAATGACATTCTGTCGTCAATTTTACGAGTGGCTGGGGTACGACCCATCGCAACACCCCTGAGTGTAGTCAGAGCATGTTGCGCGGGTTTCGGACCATCAAACGTCAGATCGGAAGGGTGCTCTATGTGCTGAATGCCAACTGCTTCTTTGGCTTCTGATAGAAATGATTCTACGAATAGTCGAAATCGTTGCATTGCCCTTCCACGCTGTGGGAGAATATTATCTATTTAGTATAGATTAGGTTTCATTGTACTCACAGCATTTACAAGAGCATCACGAACATCTGACATTGCGTCATATGCTGGAATGGTGCAAGTAGAACGACCTGCCGCCGTTGCAGCGCGGAATTCGTCTGGCGTAAACCACTGAGGCTGGATACCCATAATCTCAGCGAGTTCATGCATGTTCACAGAACCCTTGTTGACTAGGTTATAATACCCATCTGGAGCCTCATCCAACATCAAATCGCAGGCTACATTGACCGCTTCATCAAGATCTGTCAAAGAATTTTGACCTGCATCGATCAATTTTGCGTTTTTGGCGTAGTTGTAGACCTTGTATAGGTAGTTTTTTGGCTCAACCTTACCCGTAAATGGCATACGAATACGATAGACCTGAGCCTTATCGCCCAAGTATACGTCTGAAACGCCCTTTGCAACTGAATAGGTGCTGCCAAAGAAGTTTGGTGGGGCATCTACGGTTTGAATATCGCCTGTATAGATACAACCGCTTGAAAAATGCGACATTCTGACGCCATTTTCCTCAGCAGCGGCATACAAAAGTCCTGGATAAATTGCGTTCCCGTAAACTGTATTCTGCTTATCCAATTCACAAGCATCCACGTTTGGAGTTCCAGTTACGCCAGCGCAATTTACCACCCAATCATAACGGTTTTTGTGTAAAGCACTGATTGCAGAATTGTGGGATGCCATTGTTACGACAAATCCACGCTCCACCAAATTGTCGAATACCTTTTTACCTGTCCAACCACGACCAACTACTAGAAAATGCATAATCATAATTAAACCCTCATTGTCAAAATTTTGTTTAGATACTTACCATAATCCGACTTCTTATACTTATTCGCCGCATATTCAAGATCCCATGCAGAAATCCATTCATTACGATATGCAATTTCTTCAGGGCAAGCAATCATCGTTCCAGTTCTACGCTGGACTGAACCGACGAACGTTGACGCCTCAGCCAATGATTCAAACGTACCTGTATCAATCCAAGCAATACCACGGTTTAGATACTCAACGTTGACCTGATTCTGTTCTAGATACATTCGATTCAGATCAGTAATTTCCAACTCACCACGAGCAGATGGCTTGAGTTGTTTTGCATACTCAACAACCTTGTTGTCATAGAAATACAATCCAGTAACGGCATAGTTACTTGGAGCAACTTCTGGCTTTTCAATAATGTCTACGGGGTCGCCATTCTCATCAAGTTTCAAAACCCCGAATCGTTCTGGATCATGTACATGATAGGCAAACAATGTACAGCCAGGATTACTCTGTGCGAAATTGAAACGATTGATTAGATCATTTCCATAAAAAATGTTATCGCCAAGAATCAAAGCAACGTCGCTCTTCCCAATCCACTTTTCAGCAATTAGAAAACACTCAGCAATACCATTAGGTTGTAACTGAGTTTCGTAAGATATTTGTAAACCCCACTGATTTCCATTACCGATTAGATTCTCGAATGGTGCTCTATCAGCAGGTGAAGTGATAATCATAATATCACGAATGCCAGCAAGCATCAGCGTCGACAATGGATAATATACCAGCGGCTTGTCATAAACTGGCAATAGTTGCTTGGATACAACTTTCGTGCATGGATAGAGACGAGTTCCCAACCCACCACTCAATATAATTCCCTTTCTCATAAGTACCACTCCACTGTCTTTTCAAGACCATGTATAATATTAGTTTTCGCTTTCCATCCAAGTTCATTGTAAATCTTTTCAGCATTCATAGCATAACGCATATCGTGACCCTTTCTGTCTGTCACGAAATTTAACCAATCAGTATAACGATTGACATCCTTACCCATAATCTCAAGAATCAATTTGATCATTTGAATGTTTGTCAATTCAACTCCACCACCGATATTGTATCGCTCGCCAGATTTGAAATTCTGACCGATCGTCAACAAAGCCTCGCAGTGATCTTCGACAAACAACCAATCGCGAACGTTGATGCCCTGCCCATAAACAGGGATTGGTGTATTGTTTTTGATGTGGCGAATAATCGTTGGAATAAACTTTTCGTTGTGCTGACGAGGACCGTAGTTATTCGAACAATTAGTCACAACCGCGTCAATCTTATGTGTGTTTACATAAGCACGAACCAAATGGTCGCTGGCTGCTTTGGTTGCTGAGTATGGATTGCGAGGATCATATGGAGTTGTTTCACTAAACTCAGGATCATTAGGACCAAGACTTCCATAGACCTCATCAGTCGAAACATGGACTAACTTGCCGCCATACTTGCGAATGCACTTTAGAATGTTGTGAGTGCCATTAATATTAGTGCTGAGGAAATCATCGTCACCACGAATAGAATTGTCAACGTGAGACTCAGCAGCAAAATGAAACGTAATGTCTGGTTCATAGGTGTGATAGATCCCATCCAGTGAATCTAGATTGCGAATGTCGACTTTCTTGACGGTAAGTCGCCAATCGTCGTAGTATCCGTTTAGATTTGATCCGTTAGCAGCGTATGACTGATTGTCAAGAACGACAATCTCATCGCTAGGATATTTTTTCAGGTGAGAGATTACAAAATTAGAACCAATAAATCCCAAACCGCCAGTCACAAATGTCGTCATAAATTATTTTTATAAACCTTCTTCAAAAATTTATTCCAAATTTTAGGGTCCTGTTTACGAAAAGTTTGGCGATACATAAAGATCGCCTCACACTCGCGCCAACTGATCTTATGCGCTTTTCGTAATTTATTTATATTCAGTTTCTCAGCCTGTGTTTCGTATGCATGAGCATCCAGTTCGTCGGGATTGCCATAGTACATAGCCTTCAACTTGTTCTGCTTCGGCTTCGGCTTGTATTCTTTTTGCAAAAGCAATGGACGACCTTTTTGCTGATACTTGTGCCGATACTCATGATGAATGGCTCGAATGATCTTCACAGCCAGATTCACCGCACCCTTCTCAGTTATAATTGCCTTCTTAGAGTCTTTCGGGAAACTCAACTTGATGAAGATGTGCTCAGGAATAAAGTCTGAAATACGATTGCAATAATGACCGCTGACAATAATATTATGATCCTTATAATACTCAGAGTCAAATCTATCAGAGCCAAAAGTAACAATGTTTCGATTGAATGTTCGATTCAAACTACGAATGATAGAAGGTACGCTCTTTTCACCAACCCAATCTTCGGCAAGAGCATAGACCTTCTTCTCAATTCGCTGAAGTTGCATTACACTTTGAGATTCTTGAATTTATCTGTGCTGCTGCGACCGCGATCGAACACAGGCTTTGATTCCGCTTCCTTCATGACTGCATCTTGCGCTTTTTGTTCAAGATCATAGAGTTTCATTTTACCGCGATCTACTCCAATAGTAAACCTTTTATGCAAATTCGGATCATTGTAACGATTCTTCAACTGCTTCACGAGCAACTGATTCAACTGCTGCAGTTCTTCTGTGCTCACCAATGCAAACATAAAATCAGCAGTAGCAGGCAAACCAAAAGACTCTGAAGTATCTTCCAGACCAGGATCTGAGTTCGAAAAGCCCGAACGTGTCGTTTGAGTTGCGGAGACAATCGGCACGTTGTTTTCAACGGCAAGTCCGCGCAGTTCTTCGGCGATCGCTTTGATGTAAGTGTAGGAATTGACATTCGCGCCAGCCTTGATTCGTGCGGATGCGCAAATATTTAGGTAGTCGATGAAAATAATATCTGGACGGAAGTTCTTTTTCAACGCAAGTTCATTGATCAATGCACGGAAGTGTGCTGGATTTGCCGAAGCGGTCGGATATTCTTTGATGATGAGTTTACCCTTTACACGCTCCTTCAGTTTGCCCATGCGCTTTTCATACATGTCTTTCGGCATGTTCATTAGATCATCAAGGGATACGTTTAGAAGATTCGCGTCAATACGTTCAGCGATCTTCTCTTCAGCCATTTCTAGCGTGATGTATAGAACATTATAATTTTGCGTCAGGCAAGAAGCAGCCACATGACACATGAAAAGAGACTTACCGACGCCAGTACCTGCAAGAGCAATATTAAGGGTCTTTTGCGGAAGTCCTCCTTTAGTGATCTTGTTGAAGTATTCAAGATCAAACGGGATTCTTTTTTCGATGCGATGATAGAAATCGTACCGATCAGCGTAATTATCCAAAAAGTCGTGACCAATATTAGGATCGAAACTAACGCCCAAAGCATCAGAAAGCAAAGTAGGAATGCTTCCTTTGCCGCGATTTTGATCTTTTCCGTCCAGGATCTGAATGGAATCCATGATAGCATTGTAGATAGCCTTTTCTTGACAAAACTTTTCGGTCGTGTCAAGAAGCCATTCGAGTTTTTGTTCGGATTTGTCAACTGCAACTTCCTTTAGTAACTCAAGCGATTTAGTGACTTCGGTCTCAGTAAGTTTTGTAGATTCCTTGAGACTAATCTCCAGTGCTGCTATCGGCGGCGGACTGTTGTACTTGAGAATGAACTGCTTTATTTCTTCGAACAGTTTTCTTTCGTGGCTTTCGCTCAGGTACTCGCTTTTCAGAAACGGCAACGACTTCCTCATGAATTGTTCGTTCCGAATCAGATTCGACAAGATCAGTGTTTCCGTTTTCATTCTTTTCCCTTTTCGCTGTTTCGATAGAGTTAGTAATTATATTACGCATAATGTTAGAAGTAAATCGGTTGAATGCCTTTGACTTTACATCACAATTGTTCACATTTGAAATAACATCAATGTCAAAAGTTAATAGATTATTTTCACCAACACGAATATTTGAATACTCGACAATCACACCATCATATTTTCTGAGAAGTTTGACTGCGAACGTACCAGGTTCACCAGCAAGATCAAAGAAAAACGTGTAGTGCTTGTCGAGTTTGATTCGCTTGACTGCGTACCAAAATTCAATTTTAGCAATGAGATCTAAAATTTTATTCTTCATCGTCACTATCTACGCTTACTGCATTGCCAGCAATCGCTGAACTGAACTGGTAATTATCGCGAACCCACTGCTTGAAACTTTCGCTGGAAAGAATGCTATCCCAGAATTCAGCGCACTCAGTATCAGCCATGCGCCACTTCTTGCTATCAACTTCACCAGTGGTAGTGTTTACCTTGGCATACCAGCCAACGTTTGGCTTCGTTACATGACCAGATTCAAGAGCCATATCAAGTAAGCCACTGTAACGAGAAATGCCACCATCGAAACGTACAGTAACAGGAATCTTGGCTTTTTCTCTGACATAACGCGACTTCTCAACATTGATAATAAAGTTGTAACCGATTAGTTCTGCACCATCCTTTTCTTGTTGACGTCCAAGAATGTAGATGTTATCGGCTGAGTAATAGGAACCTGTTCCGCCACCGACAATATCCTTGGGAAACATACCGATCTCTTTATAGGTATGATTTACAACAACCATAGGAATGTCCTTCAGGGTGAGGTGAGGCGTCACCATACGGAACAGGGATTTTATTTGCTTGGCGCGAGTCATGTCACCGACTGACTTTTGCTCAAGGGCATCTTCAACTTCCTTCTTTGACGCAAGATTGCCGATTGAGTCAACGACGATCATAATACGATCACCACGCTCAATATTGCTCAATTGCGACATAATATCAAATTTTAATTGTTCAACGTCTGTGATTGGCGTATGAACAACGCGATCTGTATCAATTCCGAATGACGTGAAATAGTTTTGCGGAGTACCAAACTCCGAGTCATAGAACAAAACTACTGAATCAGGGTACTTGTCTTGATAGGCTTTCGCCATCAAAAGACTAAATGCGGTCTTGAAGTGCTTCGACGGACCAGCCCACATCGTAAGACCAGGAGTGAAACCGCCGTCAAGATCACCAGAGAACGCAACATTCACTACAGGGATGCTGGTCTGAATCATATCCTTGGCGGCAAAGAACTTGGACTTCGCAAGAATAGCGGTGTCCTTGATCGTAGAATTTTTCTTGAGTTTTTCGAGTAGGCTCATATTTGTATCTCCGTTTGGCGATGTATATATTGTATATTATTTTATGAAAAAAAGCAATCAAGTGTTTCGACTTGGTGTGAAGTCCAATTGATAGGATTGAGAATGATCTCTAGTGGCTCCAAGAATGTCTTCTCGAACTGCAAATCATAATCTATGTACTGTTCTGCGTCAAATTGTTTAGGTAAAACAGAAAGAAACGCAAGAGTGTTATTGTTGAAGATATTTGGTTGCTTTAAATACACATATTTAATTTTTTCACCTTCTTTGATCAATTGGTATCTCTTTGTTAATTTTAATTCTCGCAAGAAATGATTGTATACAAGAGCACCTTTGGTGTGAATTGGTGTTTTGAACTTAAAGATGTTTGCAACATCAGCGTATTGTACAAGACCATTGACGCTTCTTGGAAATGAGATATCTTCTACAGGCAACTTTTTAAATTCTTCTCGGAACTCTTCAATAAACTTGTGAAGTGTGCTCTCATCTTTTGTGATGATGATATTGATTGCTTCTTTGATCTTCGCTCTGCAAATAGCAGGAGTTGAAGAACGAATAGCGGAAATACCCATCATCTTGAGTTTGGGTTTTGCGTATGCAACACCTTCGCTGTTGTACACGTTCAGCACATAGTTCTTTTTCGCGACCCATATAGCCTTGTCAGCCAAAGACTCACGTTTCATTTCCATGCGCTGTTGATAACAATTCAAATATTCAGCAAGTTCACCATAAGACTTGTCAATGAATGGCTGAATCTTCTGATCGCAAACCTTATCCATGAAGTCAATGACTTTCTTCGTTTCAGAAACATTTGGATAGAGTTTCTTGACCAGCGGACCCATGTTCAGATAGATCGAGTCAGTATCAGAAGCGATGACATAGTCTCCATCTTGCGTCTTGAGAAGAGTGTTCATATACTCATTGATCTTCTTCTCAATCCAACGAATCGACAACTGACCTGCTGTAGTAATCCCCTCAGCCATCCGAGTATCGAAGAAACGGAAGTATTGGTTACCCATCGCACCGTAAGCAGAATTCAGCGTAACCTTTTTCGCCAACTGCAGATTATTATATCGTGCAATTTGTTTCTCCAAGTATTCTACTTGATTCTTATCCTCAAGAACAGTTTCAATTTTCTTTTTGGCTTCAATAGCCAACTTCTTATAGCGTGTACGATCTTTGTACATGCTATCCATAATCTCAGGCATGACACCCTGAAACTTGTTCGTAAACAATTGCCCATTTGGCGTTGCGCTTACGTTCAGTTCTTTTAAAATGCTCGTATCAATAGTTTGATTGAGTAGGTTTTCGACATTGATTTCATTGTTCGAAATAAACCCACGCATGTTATCATTATATTTTGCTGGCTCAATGAGAGTTTCCATCGAAATATTGTATTGCATAATCAAATGCGGATACAGACTGTTCAAGTCAAACGAAGCAACCCACTCATGCATTCCCATAATTGGATCTTTTACATATGCGCCTTCATATGCAGATTCTTTAGATGATTTCTTCATCTGTGGGATTACAATATTTTTTTTCTTTAGGTGATTATAGACAATTGAATCCCACATGCGCACTTGCGTGAAGACGTCATCATAATTTACTTTGTTATCATACGCAAGAGTCAATGCCAACTCAAGAAGTTTCATCTTGTCTTCAAGTTTCTCGACAAGTTCTACGTCCTTGACGTTATACTCAATAAACTTTTGATAATCTTGCTTGTACAACTCATGTAGATTTTCATACTCAGAATAATCTAACTTCTTTTCGCCAAGTTCAATATTTGCAATGTGATCTAGGCGATATGACTCTTGCTGCGAATATGTAAACTTCTTGTACAATTCCAGATAGTCTAGAGTTGCAACACCATCAATCTCGAAGATCTGATGTT